AAGGAATCGAATCTATGGACGGAATCCTTTTAACCAAACGCGTCATGAAATTCATAGGTCTTACAGAAAAAGACATAGACAAGGCTTATGAAAAAAGCTACCTGATTGATAAATCAAACAGATAGCAAACACAAGTAACAATTAAATTATATCAAAATAAATCGGCATCATCAAACTGCATGTAGGCAAATGATTAACAATAACCGTTAAAATTTCTTCCTTAAATATAAATTTGTTTTCATGATTTTCTTTTCCTATAACGTTTGAGATTCAAAAAATTGTCTACATGTAGTTTGGTGGTGCTGATTAGAAAGGAATAACAATGAAAATGGAAAAAGTATATGAAGCATTGCTAAAGGTGTTGATTGATGACATTGAAGAATTGGTAACAAGAGATCAATTCGTTAATAAAGAAACGATTTTAAAAATTGTTCAAACCATCGAAGACGTCCGCATTGAAATCAATGATAGATTAAACAATCAAAATCAAGGTGATTAAAAATGGGACAGGTTGTTCTAATTTTAGGCAATAGCGGTAATGGAAAATCTGCTTCTTTGCGAAATATGAAACGCAATGAATGCATGATTTTCAACACCGCTGGTAAACTGTTGCCTTTTAAAAATGATTTGAAGTGCATCAATTTGAGAAGTCTTTCAACATATGAAAGATATCAATACATTGAAGGAGGAATTAAAAAATATCAAGACAAGATTAAATCTTTCATTGTCGATGATGCTCAATTCCTTATGGCTTTCGAATTGTTATCCAGGTCAAACGAACGAGGATATGACAAGTTCACAGAAATTGCAAAGCGATGGATTGATTTAATGGATAGCATCGGCAAAGCCAATGATGATGTGATTGTCTACTTTTTAATGCATACGGAGTATGACAACACAAATCAATCATACAAATCAAAGACAGTAGGAAAAATGGTAGACCAGTATGTAAGTCCCGAATCACTTGCAACGATCGTACTTGGCGCGCACTGCAAGGATGGGAGATATTTTTTCACAACGCACAATGGCGGAAATGATACCGTAAAAAGCCCAATCGGCATGTTTGAAAATGATGAAATTGACAACGATTTGAAAATGGTTGATACGACCATTCGAGAATATTACGGATTCGAGAAAGGAGAAAAGAAATGAATTTATACGAATTAGACAAAGCTATTCAAGATTTTCAATTCGATGAAGACACCGAAACAGGGGAAATCTTAAATATCGATGAATTGGACAATTTGCAAATGGAGCGCGACCACAAGATTGAACAAATTGCATTATGGCAAAAAGATTTATTAGCAGAGTCGCAAGCTCTGAAGAATGAAATTGACAACTTGAACGCTCGCAAAAAAGCAACTGAGCGAAAAGCTGAATCACTCAAGAATTACTTGAATAAGATTTTGGACGGACACAAATTCAAAACAAGCCGTGTAGCTATTTCATATCGCAAATCAAGCAAGGTTGATATTTACGATGATAAAGCGTTCATCGGCTGGGCAGATAAAAACGATCCAAATTTAATCACACGAATTGAGACAATCAAGCCAAATAAGAAAACAATCGCACAGTCAATCAAAAATGGTGAACAAATCAGTGGAGTTCGCTTAGTCACAAGCAACAACATTTCAATCAAATAGGAGGATATAGATGAAACAGATTAATAATTTTGATCAAGTCAAAGAAAGCGAAGATTTTAAGCGATTAGTTCCAGGCGGATACATCGCACAAATCTTTGGAGCAGAAGATGTAGCCGATAAGGAGTATTTGAAAATTTCATACGACATTGTAGAAGGCGAATTTAAAGACTACTTCAGAGAACAATACAAACGTTGGAACAATTGGAACGGTGTATTCTATCGTTCGTACAAAGAAAAAGCTTTATCTATGTTCAAATCGTTCATTGTTGGTGTCGAAAAATCGAACAAAGGATTTGTATGGAATTGGGATGAATCGGCTCTAAAAGGTTTAAAAGTAGGACTTGTATTAGGTGAAGAAGAATATATTCCAACAGGCGGAACACATGCTGGAGAATTACGAACAAGATTGTATGTTCGCTCAATCGTTCCAGTTGAAAAAATCAGAAACAAAGACTTCAAAGTTCCAGAATTGAAAAAGCTGCCCGAAGACCAAAAACCAGTAGAAAGTTCAAATCCAACTGCATCAATGGAAGCGCCACTAGATTTGTCGAGCGATGAATTGCCATTCTAAAATCATCCAAATTGACACGCGCGAGAAACCGAAAGCGATTGAAAAGCTAACCAAGCAGATAAAAAAGAGCGGATATCAAATAATCCGCTCAAAGCTATATGTTGGCGATTATCAATTGATAGACAACCCGTATTTGGTTGTTGATAGAAAGCAAAGTTTACAGGAATTGATATCCAACGTTACACGTGACCATGCCCGATTCAAAGCGGAGATTGAACGTGCCAATCAGATTGGTATTCATGTGGTCGTACTCGTTGAACACAGCTCTCAAATCAAATCGATTGATGATTTACGCTTTTGGCATAATCCGCGGTTAAATGTATCTCCAAAAGCGACCACTGGTCAGACGCTCATAAAGATACTTAATACCATGCAGATGGTTTATGACGTTGAATTTGTGTTTTGCAGCAAGGCACAAACGGGATATCGAATCGTTGAGATTCTAGAAAGGGGATACGATGAAAAACAAGAAATCGAGAGTAGCAGCTCTGATTAAAGAAAAAATAAACTGCTTCGATTTGATGCAAGAATTTAATCTCGATGCAACAAAACAGGCCGATGGTGAATCGTATCGCACTTATTCATGGACTCACGAAGGTTCAAACCCAACATCAATGCAGATTTGGGGAGATTCATGGTATTGCCATTCAAGCAAAATGAGCGGTGATGTCATATCAATGTATGCGTGGCTTAAATTCAAAGGTGACAATGCACAAGCTTTCAAATCGTTGATGCATCGATTGAACATTGGCACGTCTGATGAACAAAAAGAAGAATATGAAAAGTATGTCACGGATATGGAACGGCTCAAAAAAAACGTTGAGCAATTTCATAAAAACTTAGAGCCAAAGCATCGACAGTACTTTTACAACCGTCACATCAGTGACAAATTTATTGATGCTTACAAATGCGGATATGATCCATATGCAGACCGTATCATTATCCCCGTTTGGAAAAGTGGCAATCCAATCTACTACTGTGCACGTGCTTTTGATGATTCAAAAATTTCGAAAGACTATCCGAAATACAAAAAGCCTTCGTTGTCATTCAGTTCATATCGAGAAAATGAAATGTATGGTGAGGAAACGCTCAAGCGCGGAAACGACACACTATGGATTGCAGAAGGAGTATTTGATTTTGCCAGTTTATGGGAATTCGGTGAAACAGTACTATGCAATGCGACAGGCATGAGCAACAAGCACATGCTTGAAGTTGTACGAATTGCACAGGATTACAAATGCGTTTATGTATGTTTCGACAATGACAAATCCGGTGAAGGCTTTGCACATAAAATGGCAGAACTGCTATTCAAATACGGCATCCCGTTCAAATTTGTAATCATTCCGAATGAGTACAATGGTAAAAAAATAAAAGACATATCCGATGCATATTGTGCCGGACTGTTTCCGGACCAGTTAAAGCAGAAACACTCTTATGATGGAGTGAAAACACTGCTAAAAAGTCACGATACATATGATGACTTATATGAATATATTTATCCAATGGCACCATACCTCAAACGAAAAGCAAAACAATCGGTAAAGGAATTCATTGAAGAAAACTACACAGGTGAAGACAAAAAAGATTTGTTAAAAATGTTAAAGCGAGGTAAGACGCAACAAGAGTATGCACACGAATTCATAAAGGCGTATCAATATGATTTATGGTATTACAAAGATTTAGGCATGTTCTACCAATTCAACGGAAAATATTGGGAACCAATCGATGAAATCATACTTCGCCAGTCTTTTCAAAAAATGTCTGATTTGCGTGCAACAGAGGAGCGAGCGGTGTTTGAAAAAATACGGATTCAAAGTGCCGATCGAGTAGGAGCAAAACCGAATACCAAACCATGTTTGAACGTCAACAACGGAACGATTTATTTTGATACATCAAATGTAGCAGAGTGTTGGAAGTTCAAGAAAAGCCATAGCAAAGAAGACTATTGCACATATTGCCTTGGTTTTGATTACGATCCAAACGCGAAAAATCCGGATTACGATGAATTTTTGCACAAGATATTTGTAAATCATCCTTCCGGAGAAGAAAACATGATCATGCGATACCACGAGTATCTAGGCAGCATCTTCATTGAGAAAAATGTCGAGTCAAAAGCTATCATGTGGGTTGGTGACGGTTCAAACGGCAAGACCAAACTAAATGAAATCGTTGAACACATGCTTGATGAATCATTATGGTGCTCAATTCCTTTGTATTCAATGTCCAAAGAATTTCGATTGCAAGAGCTTATTGGAAAGCGGGTTAATTTCATCCACGATCCAAAATCAGATACGTATGAATCTGAATCGACATTCAAAGCCATAATCGATAACAACTCAATAAGTACCAATGTCAAAAATCACCAACCAGTGACGTTCATTCCAATTGCAAGTGTATTCATTGATGCAAATGATATGTTCCATCCACAAGACAAATCAGATGGTTGGTTAAGGCGCTTTTTTGGGACGACGCATTACTTATACAACACGTTCACGACAAACGAAAACGATGTGAATAACGTCAATGTATTCATGGCGGATAAAAATATCATGGATAAAATTTGTACGCCTACAGGGCTTAGTTATGTGCTAAATCGAGCGCTTGAAGGATATACGAGAATCGTTATGAACGGCATGAAATATTCGACCATTCCAACAGACCGCAATGCCGACAATGATTTGAAAGGCGCAGGAAACCATTTGTATGTATTTGCATGCGAGTTTGATTTTTACTTCGCCATTGATAGAAATTCGCCAGCATATGAGCATGACGAAATTACATCAACTCAGTTGTATGAATTGTATTCGAGATGGTATCCAGACAAGGGCTACAATATGCGATTCATGCTTTCAAAAGAAACATTCTTCAAGCGAATCGAAAAAGAATTTGCAAGAGCAGGTCGCAACATCAAAAAAGTAAGAAAGTCAAAAAGTATGGTTTATTTAAACTTAGAAAAATAAAAATAGACATTATTTATGTCAAATTAAGTATGTTTTATGTATGGTATGTATGGTAATTCTAATATTCTAGTTACATAGAAAAATCAATATAAAAAAATATATATATAGAAGAAGAGGAGTTGAAAATTACTTGCATTCCATGCATTCGAAAATTGAAAGGAAATATACGTATGTATGATGACGAAGACGTTAAAATTGCATTTACGGAGGTAAAAAATGTACGGAATAATCACAGATGCGGAGCTTGACCGCATCGAACAACAGCGTGAATCAATGGATTCACTGGACTGGAGAAGCCCAAACTATGAGCC